AAGAAACGGTTTTTCGATGTCAAGGACCCGAACGTCCTGGCAATCACAACTAACTACATGATGAACGAGTTTCTGTCAGAATCCGACCATGCGCTGTTCGAGCAGATGAAAAAGAACCCAAGACGGTATAGAGTGGCTGGCCTGGGGGACTGGGGCGTGGTTGACGGCCTGGTGTATGACAGCTACGAGGAAAAGGTATTCAGCATCGATGAGGTTCGGAAACGTCCTGGCGTTAAATCTGCCTTCGGGCTTGACTTTGGCTATACCAACGACCCTACAGCCCTGTTCTGCGGACTGGTGGACAAGGGAAGCCGGTGCATCTATGTGTTCGATGAACTATACGAAAGAGGGCTGACCAATAACAAAATTGCCGAGAAAATCGTTGGTATGGGGTATGCCAAGGAAAGAATCATTGCAGATGCCGCAGAACCCAAGAGTATAGCAGAGCTAAGGGAAGCCGGGTTGTACAGGATACACCCGAGCAGGAAGGGAAAAGACAGTATCAACAACGGGATTCAGCGGATACAGGACTACCACATCATCGTCCATCCCCGGTGTGTGAACTTTTTGATGGAGATTTCTACGTACTGCTGGGACCGGGACAAGCAGACAGACCAGCTCATCAACAAGCCGGTTGACTACAACAACCATCTGATGGATGCCATGAGGTATGCAGTCATGGATGCTGTCCGGGACGATGGATTTTCTTTCGATTGAGGTGATAGAGTGTTTTTGATGGGAGCAATCAATGCTTTCTGGGATGGGCTGATAAAGCAGGGTTCCCAGAGCGGCATGAACGAAGTGGAATTTCTCGAAGAAGAGCTGCGCAGATGGCTGACCAGTAAGAAACGGGCTGATATGCTCACAGGGATGGCCTACTACGGTGACCGGCAGGACATCGAGAGAAAAGAACGGATGATGATTGGGCCGGATGGAGGCAGGGTATCTGTTCACAATCTGCCGAACTTCAAAATCATGGACAATCAATACGGCATCCTGGTGGACCAGAAGAACAACTATCTTTTAGGCAAGCCGGTTGAGCTGAAAACCGAAGGCCAGGATGACCGATACACCGCCGAACTGGACAAGATTTTCGACGATGAATACACCGAAACACTCCAGGCCACCGGCGAAAATGCTTTGAACTGCGGGATTTCCTGGCAGTTCGTTTACATCGATACGGAAGGGCAGTTGAGAGTTCGGATGCTACGTGGTGACCGGGTTCTGGCCTTTTGGAAAGACGATGAGCATAAGCAGCTCGATGCCGCCCTTTACGTATATCCTGTGACCGTTTACCGGGGGAGAACCCCGGATACGGTAATCAAGTGCGAATACTACACGACTAACGGGGTGCGGTATTTCGTATTCGAAAATGACAAGTTACGGCCAGACAATGACAAAACCGATGCGGCCTATATGACCATCGAGGGCCAGCCCATGAACTGGTCCCGGGTTCCTCTGATTGCCTTTAAACGGGAACGCCATGAACAGCCGCTGATCTGTAAAGTAAAATGCTTGCAGGATGCTTTAAATCAGCTGACCAGTTGGTTTGCTGATACAACCAGCGAGGATATTCGCAGTACCATCCTGGTACTGTACAACTACGACGGGGAGAAGCTGAGTGACTTCCGGCGCAATCTGATGGCCTATGGTGCTATCAAGATTAGACGGGACGATGGACAGAACGGGGGCGTGGAAGCCCTGCACATCGAGGTGAATCCCCAGAATTTCGAACTGATTCAAAAGCTACTCAAGAGGGCGATCATTGAGAATGGCCGGGGGTTCGATGCCAAGGACGAGCGGTTCACCTCTGGGGATGCTAATAAAATGAACATCCAGGCGGCCTACAGCGATATTGATCTGGATGCCAACCAGATGGAAGTCCAATTCAAGGCGTCCCTGCGGAATCTGATGTGGTTCGTGAACACCTACTTGCAGACCGTCAAAGGGGTGGCTCCGACCTCTGATGTTACCTTCGTCTTCAATCGGGATATGCTGACCAACGAGAGTGAGACAATCAACAACTGCCGTAACTCCGTGGGAATCATCAGCAATGAAACTATTGTAGCCAACCACCCGTGGACAGAGGACACCCAGCAGGAGCTGGAACGGTTGAAGAAGGAAAAGCAGGAGGCAATGGACGACTTGATGGGCGGGGACTATGCCGCACCACCTGGCCAGGAAAAACAGCCCCAGGGTGAATGATCATGAGCTACTGGGGAGAACGCTTCGAGCGTATGAAAGCCCTGGAGATGCAGAAGGCCGATGTATGCAAGGCAGATCTGAAAAAGGTCTACGAAGAAGCCCTGCAAAAGTGCTTGAAAGACGTTGAATCGTGGTATCAGCGGTACGCTGACGAGAACGGAATCAGTTATGCTGATGCCCAGAAGATTCTCAACGCCAGGGAGCTGAAAGCCTTTAAGATGGATTTACGTCAGTACAAACTACTGGCCAAGCAGGAGAACCTGTCGAAAGAATATCAGAAGATGCTGGACCAGGCGTCCATCCGGGCCAGGCTGACAAAGGCCCAGGAATTGCTGATTAAAACGCAGATGTACTGCGAGAGGGTGGCAAAGGCCCAAGAAATCAACATCACCGATACGCTGAAAAAGGTCTATGAGGATTCCAATTACCGGGCCGCCTACGAAATCCAGAAAATGAAGGGGAAGTTCGAAACATACGACCAGGTACCGGAGACCCAGATTGAAAAGGCCATCAATACACGCTGGGCGAGCGATGGAAAGGACTTTTCTTCTAGGATATGGGAGAATAAGGGAAAGCTGGTAAACACGCTCAGGACTGAAATTTCGAGGTCATTGCTACTGAAAGAAGGCACTGGCCCGATGGCTGAGAGGATTTCCAAGCAGTTCAACGTCTCGTATCATAGTGCCGAACGGTTGGTGGAAACAGAAACGGCCTATGTACAAGAATCCGCCATGTTGGATACCTACGACCGACTAGGGGTGGACAAGTATGAAATCGTGGCAACCCTGGATAACCGAACGTCCCCGATCTGCCGCCTCATGGATGGGAAGGTGTTTGACAAGAAGGGGGCAAAACCTGGGCTGACCATGCCCCCATTTCACTGCTATTGCAGGTCTACCACGGTCCCATACATCGATGGGGTGACCGATGAGGAAGAAAAGGGAACCAGAGCCGCAAGGAAAAAGGGAACCGGCAAGACGGTTTTTGTCCCTGGAAATCTGACATATCAAAAGTGGTTCGAAAAGTACGTGAAATCGCACAAGGAATGACTGAAAAATGAATGCAGGTTTGTAGAGCAGGTTCTTGCGAACCTGCTTTTTTCATGCCTTTCCAGTACCGCAGGCGAAAAAGAACGGGACTGCAAACGCCAGGTGTGGCTGGCGAAAAACAAGCGAAGCGAGAAGAAAGGACAACGAAAATGACCAAAGAAGAACTGAAAGCATTAGGGGTTCCGGATGATGTGGCCGACCGGATTGTCGAGGACTATGGCAAGAATTACGTCAGCAAGGCCCAGTTCAACACGAAGCTGGAAGAACTGAAAGCGGCAAAGGCCGAAAAGGAAGCCATGGTCAAGGAAGTGGACGGGTTGAAGAAAGCCAACAAGGACAACGAAGCCCTGGCCGCCCAGATCGATGAGATGAAGAAGGCCGCAAAGGAACGGGAAAAGCAGTACCAGGACAGCATGAACCAGTTCAAATTGGATTCTGCCGTTGAAATGGCACTGACTACTGCGAAGGCCCGGAATCCGAAGGCCGTCCGTTCCCTGCTCGATGGTGGAAAGCTGAAAATCAACGAGGACGGGACCGTCAGTGGCCTGGATGAACAAATCAAGGCACTGAAAGAATCCGATGCTTATATGTTCGAAGATGGCACCGTCAAAGCTGGGGGAATCGAACCTGGAAACCCTGGTGGGAAAGACGATGCTGGAACCGGGGACGAAGCCAGTATTGCGAAAGAATTCGGTGCCGCCCTCGGCCTGTAAGAAAGGAGCATTAAATGCCTATTAACACCCTTGAAATGACTAAAATCTTCCAGACGAAACTGGATGAACAGATGCAGGTAGGAGCTACCTCCGGCTGGATGGAAGCCAATGCCGGGAAGGTTGTCTACAATGGCGGCGATACCGTCAAGATGCCTGAAATCAACACTAGCGGTCTGGCCAACTACGACCGGGACAAAGGCTTCGTGCAGGGTGCTGTAACTCTGAAATACAGAGATTACAAGATGACCCAGGACCGGGGCCGCACTTTCCATCTGGATTCCATGGATGTGAACGAATCCAACTTCATCGCCTCTGCTGGCAATGTCATGGGGCGTTTTCAGCGTGAAAGCGTAATCCCCGAAGTGGATGCCTATCGCTATTCCAAAATTGCCGCACTGCTGAAAGATTCCGGGCAGGTGAAGGACGCTTTCACTCCGACCGCTTCCACCATCCTGGCCGAACTGGATGCTGAAATCGATGAAGTGGAAGATATCATCGGTGAAAACCGGGGCCTGGTCATTATCATGTCCCCGAAAATCCGTACCATCCTGGATAATGCGGACGGCATTGAAAAGCACATCGATGTGGGTAATTTCACGGCTGGCAAGATTGAAACCCGGGTGAAGATCTACAACGAATTGCCCATTCTGCCCGTGCCCAGCGCACGTATGAAAACTGAATACGTTATCAAGGATGGCACTTCCAGTGGGCAGGAAGCTGGCGGTTTTGCCCCTTCCGAAACTGCCAAACTGATTAACTGGATCATCATCCCCACCAGTGTTCCTATTGCTATTTCCAAGACCGATAAAATCCGCATCTTCGAACCTAACGTGAACCAGGGTGCGGATGCCTGGAAGCTGGATTACCGTAAATTCCATGACCTGTGGATTCCGTACAACCAGCTGGGTTCCGGCTTCGTGAACATCGGCGCATAAGGGGGTGAGGGTATGATCGCACTGCGCAATCTGAACGTGTTACGGCTTGTCGAAAGCGAGGAACAGGCGGAAATGCTGGAAATGCAGGGATACAAGAGAGTCCCCGGCTATGGCCAGGAAGAAGCCGCAGAGGAAGCCCCTGCGCCGAAGAAAACCGCTGCCAAGAAGGAATAGGAGGTTAGGCCATGACCGATGACATTAAGTCTTTGATCAGTTTGGCCACAGGCTATACAGTCACCGATGATGATGCCGCCCTGGTGGATGTTCTCTACAAGGCTGAGGTCCGGCACGTGCTGAATTTCTGCAACGTGAGTGAGATGCCCCAGGAGCTGGCGGAAGAGGTGGACAAAGTGGTGGCCGGGAAATTCCTGCAAGCCAGGAAAGCGGCTGTATTGGGGGATGCATCGGTATCTGTGGCCACTTCCATCAAAGAAGGGGATACCGAGGTTCAACTGGGTGGCAACACCCCGGAGGAACGGCTGGATTCCCTCATCGCTGTATGGACCGAGGAGCGTGATCTTACATGTTTCAGACGCCTTCGGTGGTGAGAACGGCCCTGGAAGATCTCTACCAGGACACTGCCGTGATCATCACGCAAGAAACAGAAGCCGATGAGGATACGGGAATCGTGACCACGAAAGAGGTCAAGACAGATCCCGTTCCCTGTCGGCTTTCTTATTCCAGCTTCCCAGCAACGGAAAACGATGGTGTTCCCAAGATGGAGCAAACCACGAAACTCTTTTTATCTCCCGATGTGGCAGTGACACCGGGGGCTGACATTGATGTCAATCATCTGGGCAAGACACTGCGGTATAAGGCGGCTTCTGTACCTGCCTCGTATGGGAGCCACCAGGAGGTGATCCTAACCGTTCGAGAGGTGTACTAATGGCCAAAGTGAGAGTTTCGCTAAAAGGTTGCCAAAAAATCTACGAGAACGCCCTCATGCTGGGGGATGGAGAAGTACAACAGGCCATGGAAAAATCTGTGGCCACCCTTGCCGGGGTGTATCTGAGGACGGCAAAGAAGAACACTCCGGTGGGCAAGAAGATTGTGCGCAAGGACCCGAAAACAGGAAAGGTGTACCGTTCCAAATCTGAACATATGCGCAGGTCGTGGGACGTCGGAGAGGTGGAAAAGAAAGCCCTGGGGTACAGCCAGCAGGTTTTCAACTCCGCCTCTTATGCGTCCTACGTGAATGACGGGCATAGGCAGAGACCGGGGCGGTATGTTCCTCTGCTGGGGAAAAGCCTGGTTGCATCCTGGGTGGATGGACTGAACATCACAGAGAAAGCCCAGAAAGCTGTCCGGGAGGCTTCTCCGAAGGTCATTAAGCGCAATCTGCGTGCCGTAGAAAAGGGGCTGTTTAAATGATCGTGACAACTGAACTAATCAATGGACTGGCCCGGAAGCTGCACAGCATCCGGGCTTATCCCGTTTATGTGGACGAAATCAAGAACAACGTGCAGTTCCCGTGCTGGCGCATCAAGCTGTTGGACGATGCCAGCGTGAAGCTGGTAGTCGGGGACCGGTATCAGCAGGAAGCCACCTTCGATGTGTGGATGATCCTCAACGAGATGGGGGAAATCGATGATGTTCGGGGGCAGGTTGTCGACCTGGCAGAAACCCTTATGTATGACCTGGAAGTCATTGCCCTGGAAGATGGAACAAAGGTGCGAGGGAGTGACCTGCACTATCGCATCACCGATGGGGTGTTGCACGTATTCGTGACCTATGCCCCGTTTACCCGGAGGATTAGACAGGCTGGCGAGGTTATGAAACACCTTGATGTATCTGGCAAGACGAAAGGATGAACGAAATGGACGAAGAAAAAACGGAAGCGACTGCAACCGTTGCTGAAAAGAAAATGGATGCACAGACCATCCTGGCATCCAAGAAATATGCACCGCACGTGAATTTGCTGTGGGCGATCCTGGATGATGGTGTGATGTACACCGAAAGCCAGGTGGATCAGATGATCCAGGAAGCCCAGGCCCATGTGGTGACCAAAGATATTAACGAATAAGGAGGAATGACGAATGGCACTTGGTGGTGGTACGTGGCTTTTTCAGAACAAGGTTCTGCCTGGCACGTACATTAATTTCGTTTCCAAAGTCAGGGCAAGCGCTGAAATTGCAGACCGGGGCTTTGGGACTATGGCTCTCGAACTTGACTGGGGACCCAGTGACCAGATCTTCCGTGTGGAAGCTGACGAGTTTCAGACGGAATGCCAGAAGATTTTCGGCTATGACTACGGAAATGACAAGCTGGCAGGACTGCGAGATCTGTTTCTCAATCTGAAAACCGGTTATTTCTACCGGCTGAACGGCGGCGGTGTTAAAGCGACCTGTACTCTGGGGACTGCGAAATATGCCGGTACTCGTGGCAATGATATTTCCATCGGCGTGCAGGATGATCCGGATACGGACGGAAACAAGGTCGTTTATACCTATCTGACCACTGACGGGATCCTGAAAACTGTGGACAAGCAGAGCGTTAAAACGTCTGCGGACCTGGTGGACAACGATTACGTGGTGTTCAAAAAGGATGGGGCACTGACCGTTGCGGCAGCAGTCAAGATGGCCGGTGGCACTAACGGCGAAACCGTGACCACGGCGGATTACCAGAAGTACCTGGATCTGATCGAGCCGTATTACTTCAACGTCATGGGCTATGCCGGGAGCGATACCAAGATTCAATCCCTTCTGCTGGCGTTTGCAAAGCGGCTTCGGGACGATGAAGGGAATAAATTCCAGGTCGTACTTTTCGGGGCTGACAAGCCGAACTACGAAGGTGTGATCAACATCAACAAGACCAATGAGGTGACCGATTCCGGGAAAGAAAAGGGTTCCCTGGCCTACTGGGTGACCGGTGCGGAAGCGTCCTGCGCTATTAATGCCGATCTGACCAACGCTATCTACAATGGTGAATTCACTGTCAAAACCCAGCTGAAGCAGTACGAACTGAAACAGGCTATCAACGATGGTCTGCTGACCTTCCACGTTGTGACTGATCCTGTTGATGGGGATGTGACCGGGGACGTACGGGTGCTGGAAGACATCAACTCTTTCACCGAATTCACCAAAACGAAGAACAGTGACTTTGCACTGAACCAGGTCATCCGGGTTCTGGACAACACTGCGATTGACCTGGCCCATGCGTTCAATAAGGTGTATCTGGGGAAAGCCCAGAACAATGATGATGGCCGGGACGCACTGTGGGCCGATGGGTGCTATATCTTGGAACAGTACCAGAAAGTCGGGGCCATTACCGGGTTTGTGGAAAGCGACCTGGCGAAACCCGTGCAGGGGGACGACAAATCCTCTGTAGTGTGGACGTTCCAGGAACAGCCGGTGGTCAGCATGAAGAAGCTGTACGCCACCGTTGTAGTGGCATAAGGGGGTGAAATGATGCCGGATGCAATTAAAACCATGCTGGCCAAGGACGTAATTAACGCCAAGCTGGCCACGGCTTATATCACCGTGAACGGTAAAAGATACCTGCTGTTTCAAGCCAAGAAGCTGGAAGCAACCATCGAAAAGGAAAAGAAAGAAGTGTCTATCCTGGGCCGGGTGCAGAAAGGCAACAAGGCTTATTCTGCCAAGGGTTCTGGTACTCTGGAAATCTACAAGAACACCAACCTGTTCGACGAGATGATCCAGAACTTCGTGGACAATGGCGTGGATACCTACTTTGATATGCAGGTTATCAACGAGGACCCGACTTCCGATGCCGGGAGAAGAAGCATCGTGCTCCAGAACTGCAATATTGATTCTGGAACGATTGCCAATTTTGACGTGGATGGCGATTGGCTGTCCGACTCTATCAAGTTCACGTTCGAGGGCTTCCGGATCGCCCAGAAGTTCAACGAACTGGACGGCATGAACGCTTGATTAAAGGGCAGGGGAAACCCTGCCTTTTCCTTTATAGATTTTTCCGAGGAGGAATAAAAAATGGCTAACGAAAAAAATATGCGTGCATTCTACCGGGATGCCGTAGAAGAAAATAAATCTGTGTTTTTCCCTGCATCCAAGAGAATCAAGGACGAAGAAGGCAACCCTGTCATGTGGGAACTGCGTGTACTGGGGTACGACGAAATCAAGTCAATCACTAAACGTAATACCAAGAACGTCCCCAACAAGGTTACCGGGGCCGCTGAAAAAAGAACCAATGCGGAAGAGGCCGCCATGGAAATGACGCTGGCATCCATCGTGTTCCCGGATTTGAACGATGCTGATCTGCAGGATTCCTGGGGTGTGGTCGGTGCCGAAGCCCTGCTGAAAGCTATGCTCACCCCTGGCGAAATCGTTGATCTGGAAAACGCTGTCCAGTCTGCGGCCGGTTACAGCACGGAAATGGATGATAAGATTTCTGCGGTAAAAAACTCTTAAAGGGCAATGACGTGGACGCTAATGTACTGTATTTGATGTTCATCAAACTGCACATTCTTCCCCATGTCTTTTACGAATTGCCCGTGTGGGAACAAGCAGTGATCTATGCGTTCGTTGACGTGTATCTTCAAAACAAGAAAGCTGAAATGCAAAAGCTGAAAAGCAAGTAGGGAGAAAGGAGGGAAAAATGGCCAAAATTACAGACACTATCGAACTCATTGACGGGGTTTCCCCTACGTTCGCAAGAATTGCAAGTGCGGCTGAAAACTATGCCAACAGGATGCAGAGCGTGGGGAAGGCAACCCAATCTGCATCTGATTCCGCCGACTATGCGGTGGGGAGATTTTCCGCTTTGAAGAATGTTTTCGCCGGAAGTTTCCTGGCCAACATGGCCACTGGTGCCCTGGATATGGTCAAGAACCAGATCATGGGAGTTGTGGAACTGGCAGACCATGTAGCCGGGACGAATGCGAGATTACAGATGATCTCCGGGAGCCAGGAAAACGTGGTTGCGCTGAACAACATGATTTTCGAATCCGCACAGAAAGCCCGTGGGGAGTACATGACGATGGCCGACACTGTTGCCAGCCTGTCTGTCAATGCCAGGGACGCCTTCCCTGATCCCCGTGAAACCATTGGCTTCGTGGAAGGTCTGCAAAAGCTGTTCGTAATCGGTGGGGCATCTGCCGAGAACCAGAAGTTTGCCCTGCTTCAGCTACAGCAAGCCCTGGCATCTGGACGGCTGCAAGGTGACGAATTCAGATCCATTACGGAAAACGCCCCTATCTTGCAGGATATGATCGCCAAGACTATGGGAATTACCCGGGGCGAACTGAAGGAGCTTTCCACCCAGGGTGCAATTACCGCCGACATCATCAAAAAGGCGGTGCTGGACAATGCGGACGAAATCGAAGAGAGGTTCGGGAGGATGCCGAAGACCTGGGCGGACCACATGACCGAAATCAAGAACACGGCTATGAGGGCGTTCGGGCCTGTGATTTCTTATCTGTCCAGGATTGCCAACAGCCCTGCAATCAAGACGGCGGTGGGTGGCATCAAACAGGCCATTACGAGCGTGGCCCCGGTGGTCTATTACGTTGTGGATTTGATCAACAGGGGAATTAATATGGCCGTAGGTGCCTTTTCTGCGGCTTCCAGATTTATCCAACAGCACTCTTTTGCAGTCCGTGCCGGGTTGATCCTGGCGGCTACTGCCCTGGGGGTTTTTGCGGCCCAGGCGCTGTGGGCGGCTTCCGGTTCCATTGCGGCTGCTGTTGCCGCAGGGATGCACGCCGCCGCAAGCGTAGCTGATACCGTGGCCATCTTCATGATGACAGCGGCCACCGAGGGACTGACAGCCGCTTTCATGGGGTTAAACGCCACCATGTTCGCCAGCCCCCTGTTCATCATTCCGGCTGTGATCGTGCTGATAGTCGGGGCACTGTATCTGGGTGTTGCGGCCTTCAACCATTTCGCAGGGACGTCTATTTCTGCGACTGGAATTGTGGTGGGTGCTTTTTCCTGGGCGTTCGCCATCATTCGTAATATCCTGGTGTTTTTCCTGAACATGGCTATTGCGGTAGCAAACTTCTTCGCCAGCGTGTGGAACAATCCCCTGGATGCCATTTACAACCTGTTTGCGGACATTTGGAACGGCATCGTTGGACTGGTTGCCGCCGCTATTAACAACATCATCGACATGATCAATAAAATCCCAGGCATCGACAAGGTGAAGGCTGGGGGCTTTGGTCATGTTGACTGGACCGTGCAAACAAGGGAGATTGCCGGGAGGATTGCCAACCCGGTTGAGTATAGCGATCTGACGAGTGCGGCCCAGTGGGGATATGAGCAAGGTGCAAGCATCGGTCAGATTTCCGTGCCGCAAGTTGGCACCCCTGCTTTCGACCCGTCCAAGCTGGAAAACCAGGCCGGGAACATTGCTGGGAACACCGGGAAAGGGGCCGATGCGGCAAAACGTACTGCTGATGCCCTGGACAGTGCCCATGAGGATTTAAGAT